CTTCATATAAGTTTCACCATCGTATGAGCTCACTCGCTTGTTCAGAAAGATTGAATATCCTTCTGTACGCAATTGGCTAATCACTGCGCGAACATTCTTAACACCATAGCGGGCGCTAATCTGCTTTGCAGTAAGTTCTGCACCGGTTTCAAGGGCAGTCGCTACTTTAGTAGCTTGGGTCTTCGTAGTAGTCATAATTTAATTTTCTCCTTGTCATGACAGTTTCAAAGTGAAAGATTTTGATTCTGTTGCTAGGACAAAATCTTCCAAAAAACCCCGAGCGATTATGCAGCTAATGCGTAATCCTCAATTGCAAAATTATCATTTGCGTTTATATTTTTGACCAATAACGGAGTCATCCGACAATTCTCCACTCATCCGTCCCTGCCTGTCGATCCTATTTCGCCCCCATCAGAAATACTCTGACTTGAAGTTTCAAACCAATTTGGTTTGAAACCCTAGTTCTCTGTAAAGAAAAGATGTTACAGCATCTCTCAGAGTACTTGTGGTGGAGGCGGCGGGTACTGCCCCCGCGTCCAGTTCAGTTCTCAATTCGTATCATCAAATTGTATCTTATTTATAATATACCATATTAAAGGGGATTTGTCAATACCTTTTAGAAGAAAATTAACCAAATAATCCCGCTAAGCAGAAGAATATCAGCACATATGCTCCAACAAATATAAGCTTTAAACATCCATTTCGTGATTTGTTTTACTTGGAGACTCTTCATCATCATATTCCGAGTTCCCAATTTTTATTATTATGATCATTCTTCTTCTTCTTCTTTATCTTTTTTATCTTCTTTATTTTTTGAATTTTCTTTAGGAACATCTTTATCTCCTAAAACAAAACCAAAATTATTTTCTCTTAAAAACTCACGAATTTCAGATATTGGCCTAGACCAAACAATATGAGAGACGATGTTACCATAACCATAGCCACTAACCATTGAAGGAACGCCAATCATTTCATATTTATTTCTTTTCTCACTATAAGCCCATAAAGAACCACCGCTGTTTCCAAAGATAATTGGTGCGCTCGAAAGATACAAAGGCCGCCCCTGTCGATCCTTGCCACTAATACCACTTAACAACCCTTCTGTTGGATAAGGCGGGTTTCCCATACCGCTACCAACTGCCCACACATCTTGAAATAAATATGGACCGCCAGCATTTTCTGGCCAAAGAACTGCGACATTTTCTATTTTTCGTTCTTTATCTTCAAGTCGTAAAAGAGCAAGATCACGACCCTTGTCCCATGCTAGAATATGAGCTCGTCGGCCGGTGGTGCCAATTGCTGTACTATAATCATTATAATCCCATAATCGAACATGAACAGGCCGGCGAGTTTCTTTTTGCACATTCTTTCCTTTTTTTGGATCAAACTCGTTTGTAATAAAAACTGCTGAATCAATTACATGTTGATTAGTTAAAACCAGCGTCCAAACCCTTTCTTCCTTCCAAGATTCGTGGGGCCTAACAGAACTAAAAATAATAGTGCCGGAACCTCTGGCCTGCCCAAGATCAACCAATACTGTTGGGTAAAGCATTTCTGTGATCTTTTTAACAGGAGCTTGTGCCATTGAATTAATTGACATTAAAAATACAGCTGTAAATATTGCGGTAAATATACTTAATTTTTTAAACATTTTGTTTTCTCCATTCTTCAATTGATTTTAATAAATCGTCTAAATAATCTCTTTTTTCTTTTATAAATTCTTGAACAGTTCCATCTTCTGTTACAACTAAAATAACTACTTGATTGATTTCTATTCCAGTTCTTTCTTCAAACATTTCAGCATATGCAGAACCTTGTATATAATAATTTTCATTCCAAGCATCTGAACGCTCTTTTGTTGATGTTTTAAAATCAATAACAGAAGGTACACCCTTATACTTACAAATACAATCTGCTCGACCACCTACCTTGTATTTATCACTATACAAACCTACCTCTTGTGCGTATATATCACTAATACTATTTAGTACTTGATTTTTTAATTGAGAAAATAAGCACCACGGAAGAAAGTTTTTTTTATGTCTTACAAATTTTAATGGAAAATTTATAGATTGGTTGTTGAGATAATCTTCACACATATGATGAACAGCTATTCCTCGGGCCGCAGCCTTGCCAGAAACATAGTTTGCTACTTGCTCTCCAACTTTATTACGCCATTCCATCAAACCCTTTTTCCCTCGAATAGAAAGTACGGTGGTGATGGAAGGATATGCTTCCCCTTCTGGCGTAATGTAAAATCTTTTGTAATCTATTGTTTGAGTTTCTAATTTTGGTAGATTCACAGATATATGATTAAATCTATTCATTTTTTATTCCATATTAATGGTTGTGCTTCCCCATACTGGAGTTACATTTCTCATTCTCTTTACTAATCTATCAGCACGATTGGTTACTTGTTTATACCATTTACTATCAACCATTTCATCAGCTGCAGCATTCCAATCTCGTTCATCTACTCTACGTTTCATGTTTTTAAATTTCCTTAATCTAGTATATCCCATATTAAACATCATATTCGCAATAATCAATTGAACTTCTTCTGGAAGATATTCAAACTCTATATAAAGTTTTTTACAATCAGCTAAAACTATATCAATATCATTTTGAAAGGTTGCCTGGACTCGCTCATTACTAATCTCTCTTCCGACGCTAACACCACGTTCTGGATCATATTTAATAATCCGGTGGCCAATACCAAATGTGGGATAACCAAGATGATCCAGATATACTTCATACCTAACGCCTTCATCTCTTTCCAATTCTTTCCGTAATTGATCAATATTCATTTTATAACATTACTTCTGTTAAATCTTTATTTGTTAATGTCATTCTTGCAATCCAATTTATGGGATATCTAAATCTTTCAAAAAAGAAATTTCCATTATTTCCATTTTTTCTAAGCTTAGTAAATGCAGCTGCAGCACTTCCGATTTTAAATTTAATAAATTCTTGTTCAACTACACCATTTTGGTTTATGATTTTAACAATTTTATTTTCATGGTCATATACAAGATAAGCATCTTGATCATATTTTTTTGCTTGAGATTGTAAAACACTTGAAAATTCATCAAAATTTGTCCCTTTTGAACCCATTACAAATATAGAATCTTCTTTAACAATTTTTTCATTTTTCTTGCCTTGATTTTCTATCCATTGACCATCTACAAACACAAAACCATATTTTTTACTTCTAAAAAAAGAAGCAAGAGATTTGTTGTTTGTCACATTATCTTTACGATCTAGATCACCTCTAAATGCAGTTATAATACCAACAGGATATTCTTGCTGAGTAAAGTGTTTTAATACCCTACTCATTTTTACTTCTGTAATAATATTATTATATGTTTTCATTATTCTACCCCAATACCTAATTTAATTTTATTGATAATGTAATTTCTCACAAAACCAGAACGTACAATATCTCCTATTGTGAATTCTAAGCAATTAAATTCTTTCATTTCTTCTAAAATTCTTAAAAAAGTATGTAGGCCATTTTTCTCATTCTGTTTAATTAAATCAGTCTGATCAAAATCTCCACAAAATATAATTTTTGAATCTTGCCCAACTCTTGTTATAATCGTATCTAATTCGTGGAAATTAAGATTTTGGCACTCATCTACTATAATAATTGAATTGTCAAATGTCAGGCCTCGGAGAAAAGATGTTGATAGAAAAAACAAAGAGCCTTGACTTTTAAGGCGATTATATAAATTGGAAAAGGATTGCTCATTGGGTTGCTCAAACATAAACTGAACCATGTTTTGATATGGAACTTGGTATAATGCAGCCTTATCTTCTTCATCACCCGGCAAAAATCCAATTTCTCTGGTAGGAATAAGCGATCTTACTAGAACTACTTTATCGTATGACGTTTTTAAATTTAACACATCTTTGAGCGCTAAGTAAAGAGAGATAAAAGTTTTTCCTGTTCCAGCAACTCCAAAAAGAAATTGATTTTGATCTTTTTTCCATGACTCAAATATCAATTTCTGATTATCAGTAATGGGTTTAACCGCAACCAAGTTGATGCTTTTAATTTCTTTATTTTTCTTTTTAGCCACTAATAATTCCTAATGTAAAAATAGGGGGCGGCGGCGGCCACCGACGATTGCTTAAGAGCTGGCACTGTAGTCCAGTATTACTATTACAATCTCCCCCCACTAGCGCATAGGCGGATTGACTTCCCAGCTTACTTAGATGCTGTGCATCGGTGCTGAAGTTTGATATCTCGCCTGCGCTATATTTATTTATTCTTTTTTCTATATTCATCAACGACATTTCTTGTTTTAATTTGAGCATGAGTTTCACCACCACCATAACGAGATGCTAAAGGACTGCCAGGATGGGCTGCAGAAATTCTTTGCATATTTTCATTAAATCCACTATCTGTTTTAGGCCCTACGCCCATAATATGATCTCCAGCAATTGCTATGGGTGTAAAAACTTGTCGAATATTTGGATTATTTTTCTTATATTCATCAAGTTCAGACATAGCCATAAATTCTTCATATTGATAATCTTCAGATTCATTATAAAAAGTATAGGTGGGCATTAAAAATTAAACTCCAATTGTTGGGAATCAGATTTAGACTTTTTTAATTCATAAATTTTTTCATTTAATTCAATGATTCTTTTATAACAATATTGCAAACTTTTTTGCATTTCATAGATTTCTTTTTTCATCATATCTTCTTTATTCATATAATTTCTAGATTCTCGCAATCTCCGGCCCATATAATCCCAATATGGTTCTCGCGGCAATTCCCAATCTGGTTTGCTATTCATCAGTTTTCCCCAGTTATATATACAACAGTATTTATCTTCATTATATTTAAGATTGTTCAACTGAACAATCGGGCCCAATCATACTTATCCCCCACAAAAATACTCTGTATTTTTTAAAGATAGTTTTCTTCTTCTTCAATTAATATTAATTGCCTTTCATTAAAAATATGAAGCATGCCTATACAGGATGGTTCTGTACATTCGACTACAAATCGCTCTTCTGTTTTATTGATTTTCTTAAATTTAGCAACAATGATGCCGGGATATTTATACCCATTAACTTTTTCTACTTTATTGCCAATTTCCATATGTTATAGCTCCTATTAAGGAAAATATATTTATATATATCAAATATCTATAGTTTTTTGAACATCAAACTCAAGATTGAGTTCCACCTTATCATATCCTCGCGGATTATTAAGAACTCGCGTTTTCCCAATCATATAATCACTTGTGTTATGACAATGGCCATGAAACCACACAACAGGCTCTAAATCTAAGATAAGATCAGACAAATCAGAAACAAAAGCCCCGTTGATTTTACTCTCTAAGAATTTTTCGGCAACACTTTTATAGCTTGGCGCATTATGAGTAACGACAACATCACCAGCCTTTACATTATCAATCAAGAAAAGTTTAGCAACATTGTGCTCTTTATGAGCGCGGTGTGGCGTAAATCTAGATTCGCCATTATCAGCACGAATAAGATGAAAATCATTCATCGCAGAATCACATGCCATATATGATAGCGGATTACCTTTTTCAAAATCAGACCAAAGAGTGGTGCCATGAAAAGTTACACCATCCAGCGTTACACTTTCGTTTTGAAGAAGATGTACATTATGTACCAATTGCTCTTTAGTTTTACGATATGTATTATCCAAATTTTGGCGATAAAATTCATGATTGCCAAGCACATAAACAACATGCTTAAAATCATAAGCAATATCATTAATCCAATCAACACGATTTAAGACATTAATATCGCCAGCCAAAACAAGAACTTCATCACCAGAAGGATTTTCTAGTAGCCGACCAAATTCTAAATGGATATCACTAATATAGTTAATTTTCATTTTTAAAGCAATCCAAAACTATTCATTATTTCAGTTTTCTCAATTGTTGTATTGATAATATACCATACTTTTTATAAATTGTCAAGTTACTTTATCTTCCTTTTATAAAAAATATGATCGCCGATTTCAATTGTTCGTTGCTTTGTTTTTGCCCATCTTGGTGTTATGTAATCTGCATGATAAAATAGTGCGCCATCGGTGATATCTATGAACAAAATTTTAGCACCCATTATAATATATGCTAATTTTAAAAAACCATCATATTTTTTCTTATTGTAAGGAATGTCACTTTTACCATCACAATACCAAGAAAATTGACAGCTATTTTTAATGGGATAATATACAGCGTCATTAGGATCAATAGTTTTTCTTGTTTTCCAACTTTCTCTTGTGGGCCCCTGCTTGATCACCTCACATATTGTATTAGGAAACCTTTTATCTTTTACACGATTATACACCACAGCGGTTACAGCAATCTGGCCAGCAGTGCCTTGATTCCTGGCTTCATGATACATATTAAGAGCCAAACAATTTGCTGATTTCTCTTTATTTTGATTCATTGTTGTCGCATGAACCAGGCCGATAAAAATCAAACCAGTCGTTATGAACTCATTAATCATTTTTAGATTTCTTCTACCATATCTTTACGATTGGCAAAACCATTTTCTTCGCAGAACCGAACAAACAAACCAAGCTGGCGACCATATGCTTCAATCTCCCAAGGATAATCCCAATAGTTAATCTTTGACAGATTAAATTTTGTGCTATGAAACCGCACTTCATCAATCTTACAATATTCATACATTTCATTTTTAACCCACTGTTTGATATGAACCATTTCGTGAGCCAGCGTAATAAGCAGATTCCGAATTTTTACACCACAATCAAGCTCAATAAGAAATTCCTTATGTGGAGAAGTACGCCAATCATCTTCCCAAATAGCGGTTCCTTCATTTTTTTCTTTCTTCAGCATATCTTTTCGCAAATTAATATTAATTTCCAGATTAGCGATGCTCCGCTTACCTATCAACTTTTCTGCGTAATACCAAGCAGCAAGTCTAACCAACTTCCTGACTGACTTATTTGAGCCCTTAACATGAATAAGCATGTGCGTTAGCTCCTATCAATCGTATCTACCCAAACTCCTATAGGAGAACCATTTGCAGATTTTTCATTAATGGTGTGTGTTGTCATGGTGAAACCATCGCCCTCAATGACTGCATAATCACTAACTCCATCATTCTTGATGGCTGTCACAACACCGTATTCCTCTGGAATACCAGCGCCATAATTCACAAAAACATTTGTACCAATTTCAACCATTTTTTTCTCTCTCTCTTGATTATACCTAATTATACCATATAAATCAGGGGTTGTCAAGAGTTAATTTAAGCCGCAACAGCGAATATTTCTGCATCGTTATCATACAGGTCAAACATCTTACCGATCAGTTCACGCTTCCCTGTCTTGGGAAAGTCAAATACCTTGGAATAGGGAGACTTCTTAGCATAAACAACAATGCCGGGCGTCTTGGCCAGTTTGTTCCATACATACCTTCCACCAGCAGACTGGCTGCGCCCAGCCATCAGGACGATATCCATTTTCCTCATGAGAAACTTGTAAATCTTGATAGCAAGGTTATTACCCTTGTACCGACTATCGACATTGAGCAGGC